ACTTGGTTTGGTGGGAAGTAAGGGTCACGGTAAACTTGGTAACGACCTGCTAATGTACCAACTCTTTCAATACCCATGTTGTATTGGTCTTGCTCAGGAGCCGCATTTGATACGTGGAAATATTCCAAGTCATCAAAAATAGCACTGATTTCAGAAGAAACAACAATCCAGTTAGCTCCACCTCTTAATGTAGATTTGTGGATTTGTGCTGAAATTTGGTTGATTGCTGTGATTAAAGTTTGGTTCCAATCTTTTTGAGTATAAGGAACTGCACTTGAACCCAGACGCTTCCAACCATTGTAATCCCATCTTAAGTTCCAAGCCGCACCTTTACGTAAATCTCTTAAGATTTCACGGTCAATTTCAGCCGCAACTTGCTCAGATAATAAAGCTGTTAATTCAGCCTCAGCATCAATGTTGTGGAATGCTGCAACGTCTTGTGCCATTTCTGGAGACCATTGAGCTCTTAATTTTCTTTCAGTTACAGAAACTGTTACTGACATAAGGTCAAACGATACCTCACCGATTCTATCTTCAAACTCTAAGTTTTTGTAGATTCTATAAGTTGCTGTAAACGCGTTATCAGCAGCAGTAGAAGAAGAGAATGTTGAACCTGTGTAACCGTCCATTGAACCACCACAAGTGATACAAACTGGTACTTGTAAATCAACCTCTAAGTAGATTTTACCTTGAGCATCACATAAGTTGTCATATTGACCACCATCAGTTTTACTGTTAGGGAATACTAATGTAGCGTTGTTGTTACCGTATTGTACGATACCTTTACCATATCTTTGAGTTACAACTCTAAATAAGTAAGGGTTAGTTGCGTTTGCTGCAGTATAAACGTTTCCTGCAACACCATAGATAGTTAAATCAGATAAGAACGCTTCGTTATCCATTGGTTGACCATCAGGACCGATTAATTTACCTGCTCCATCAGATGCGAAACCTGACATAACAACTAATACTTTTCTGTAATTGTCTACACTATATGCAGATGCTACTAATTGGTCTGCTAACCATGATACAGTACCAACTGGTGCTGTGATAGCAGAATATTGTCCTTTAGAATAGTCAAATAAACCTGGTGGGTCTAATGCTGGTTCGTTACCTTCGTAGAATCTATCATAAAGGTCTTTAGTGTTGTTGTAGTCATAACCACTGTTTGGTGTTTGACTGTTCGCTGCATTTGGTGAACCGTATGGAGGGTAATGTACTCCTGTAGTTGCGTCCGAAAGTAACGGGTCATATGACTGAATGTTAGGTACGAAGTAGAATAATTTACCAATTGGTAAGTTCATAGCTTGTACTGAAACGATGTCATTTGCTAATAATTTAGAGAATACACGTCTAACAATTGGGAAAACCACTGTTTCAAATGCACCTGTATCAGATGTAGATGATGCTTCATTGATTAAGAATGATGCTTGGTTTTCGTATAATTGTGCTACGTTTTCTCTCATGTGACCTTTAAGACCTTCTAAAAAGCCTAATTTGTCCCATTTGTTGATTGTATCTTCTTTGATAACTTTAAGGTGTTTTAACCCAATGTTACCAACAAGACCTGATTCTAATAATGCTCCCATTTTAGTATTTGTTTTTGTTTTAATTTATTTTATTTTTTTTTACCCTAATTTACCCATCAAATCTTTCATTCTTAAGAACTGAGGATTTTCATAAGTTTTTGATTCAATTAGAGTAGTTGATGAACCTGTAGAAACTGTTTTATTTATTTTTGTTCCCACTGATTCAGTTATTGATTTTGTTTCAACATTTCCTAATTCGTCTTTGATTGACTTATAAAGATTTTTTGATTCTTTTAAAGTTTCAACATCGTCAAATCTTCTAAGGATGTTAATTTTTTCTTTTTTAGTAGTTGAATGTTCTGTAAACAATCTTGTAGCGTAAGCCAAGTTTGAATTGAAGATAGCAACTTCGTTAAGTTTTTCTCTAAAAACATTTAACGCTTTTCTATATTCTTCATTTTTTTCTCTCAACATTCTAACTTCTTCTTGAGTAGATTCAACTTTAACACCACTATTACCGTAATTGTAATTTCTGTTATTAGTGATACCTTTTCTTAATCCTCTACCTTCTTTGGAACCCATTCCGTATGTTCTAGCAGCTTCTTTGGTTTCTCTTTTTTCAAAACCTGCGTCATCTCTACGAGCTTTAGTAGTTTTAAGGTCTTTTGATGCAATCTTACCATGCTTCATTGCTAACCTTTCATCTTCTTTGTCTTTATATCCTTGACCTTCTTTAGTTTCTGCTTTAACAACTTTGGATTTTCCTTCCATATTTGCACCTTTCTTGTAGTCAAATTTAGCTTTACCAGTACCCATTGTTTTAGGACCTACTTTTTTGTCCTCTTTAAATCCTCCCGCAGCTTTATCTTTGTAAGAGAATTTTGGTCCTGAGCCAAGTCCGACACCTTTAGGTTTTGTTGTTTTTGAACTATAAGATTCGTTAGTCCATTCTTCGTCCATTTCTTCGTCCTGTTCGTCCATTTCTTCGTCCTGTTCGTCCATTTCTTCTTGTTCGTCCATTTCTTCGTCCTGTTCGTCCATCATTTCGTCTTCTTCGTCAAATTCAATTTCATACATAACTTCTTCGTCGTCTTCTATATCAGAAGAATCAACTTTTGATGTATCACCATTGTTTGAAAAGATTGCGTCAATAACGTCTTCGACTGATTCGTCCATTTCTTCGTCCATTTCTTCTTGCATTTCGTAGTCTTTATAGTGTCCGTTAACATCACCGATTTTATGACCATTACGTCTTTTAAATTCGTGTTTTTTGCTACCCCACTCTTCATCCACTTCTTCTTCAGACTCTCCAAGCTTAACAAGATATTCTACATCAGCATCATCGTCAGTTAAATGAACATTCTCACCGTCTTTTTTAACAATGATTCCGTCATCTTCACCCATAGCTTTGAATACTTTTAAAATTTCTTCGTCAGAAGCGTCAGTTAAATCTATTGGACTTTCTTCTGAATCCATATCCATGTCTAAGTCCATATCCATGTCCTCTTCATCAGAGTCCATATCAACATCCATGTCCATTTCAACTTCATCGTTATCAGCAGGCAAGTCAATGTCTGCATCTAATTCAACCTCGTCTTCATCTTGTTCAGTAAGAGATTCTTTTACTAATTGATTGATTTCTTCCTTCATAGTTGAAGCAAGTATTCCTTTTGCATTTTCGGCTATAGCTTCTTCAACTTGTTTCATTTGAATAAGAGCCTCTTGAACTAATTTGTTTTCTTTCATGAAAATCTATTATTTTTAACTAATAAATAGTACCAAAATGAGAAAAATATCAATTTAGATTAAGATATAAGTTCTTTTTTGGTAAGATAATGATGTTAATGACGAATCGGATTGTGATTCAATCCATGTCAGAGTGTTTTGATAGGTATCAAAAATTAAATAAAATTTATTAATTTCAGTTACATTGTTAGATAATGAGACATAATAAGAATCTTTAATTTCACTATCATTAAGAATTAATTCAGCGTTGTAGATTGAAATTGTTTGTATCTCTTTACCAGTACCTTCGCAATATGCAACACATTGGGACCAAGAGTCCCCACTTATTGTGTAAGTATCAATAGTGGTATTACTTTTAAAATTTACGTTAAATAACATATTTAATTTTTTCTTTCTTATAAATATGTTCAAAACAAAAAAAGTGGTCGTTAGACCACTTTTTAATTATTCAATTACCTCATCAATTTTACTTTCGGATACCGAAGTGATTCTCCAATCATGAGTAAACCCTTCATACTTTCCTGTAACCTTTGCTTCCACATCTGTAACAGAATATCCTTTTACAAGTTTTTCTTCTCTGATTTTTTTGATTTTACCTGTATTTTCATCAGGTAAATCGTACTGAACTTTTGCGACAAAAAATTTTTCTTCCATAATTTAATTTTATTTTCCCAAATAATCGGTTAATTTTCTCATTAAGTCAACTCCTTTGGATTGGAATTCCGAATTTTCAGGAGATTTGTGTCTTTTTTCTTCTTCTAAATTTTCCTCATACTTACTTCTATCATCAGGATTACTAAACAAATAAGCTCCTGGTGTAGATGGAGAAGATACTAAGTCAAAACAAATTAATTCAAAATCATCTTGTACTTCATTTCTTTCACCCACTTTTTTAAGTGAACCAACACCTCTTGAAGAAACTCCCATTGTAACACCTTGTCTCATTAAGTTAGCGGCTTGGTCTCCTTTAGTAGAAACAATACCTCTTTCATGAAATCCTGGAGATGTTAACAATTTAAGTTTACCCATCAAAATATTTTTATCCCACCATATATCAGTAATGATGTGAGATACTCTATCTAAATCAATTAAAGACGATTCAGGGTGGTTTAACTCCGATGTTGATAAACCTTTAGCTATTGCCTTTTTATAGTTATCTGCTTCCCTCTTTAATATTCTTTCAGGATAAAATCTTCCATTTCTGTTAGGTGTGTCATATTTCTGTAATACAGCGTAAAATTCAAAAGGATTTCTGTAATCTAAATTAGCAGCTTCTTTTAACATGTCAGCATTACGAATATCTTTTGGAGAAACCCAACCAGCATCCATTTCAATCAATATACCATGACCTACTTCACTAGCTTCTAATATTCTTAAATTTTTCATTAATTCTTTTTAAGATAAATATACCGAACAAGTATCTTTTTAACTTTATTCATTTTTTGATAGTGAAAATTCAAAGTATTTGTTCTTAATTACATTTTCTTTAAATATACTTTTTATTATTTGTTTCACCGAATCTTTAATTTCAGATGATTTAAAATCCATTTCTTGAGTTGTGTATAAATTTACTTCTAAATTAAAAAATGATTTTTTACCGTGGGATATTCCACTTGTTCGTAAATCTAAATCCACAATACTGTGTTCTTTAAATAAATCTAAATTAATTGAACTATAAACTGAATGTTTTATTTCTCTGTTTAAATTACCTACGATTCTGTTCCAATTATCGTATTCTGTTTTTGGAGTTACCCATGATTGTATGTTTATGTATAGTGATTTTAAATTTTTAGAATCAACTGTACCGTATACAGATTTTATTGGGCTGTATAGATTTAGCTTTACACTTTTTCCTTTTTTCATTAATCTTCATTTGTCAATGTTTATTTGTTTGTAAAAAAATAACGCAAATAAGTCCATTTGTCAAAATTTTTTAAATAATAAAGATATTTGTAATATATGTTAATAGTAGAAGTAAAAAAAGACGGTATTGAAAAGGCACTAAAAACTTTAAAATCTAAAGTAATTAAAACCAAACAGAATAAGATTCTATTTGATAAAAAAGAGTTTGTAAAAAAATCAGTGATTAAAAGGAATCAAAAACTAAAAGCCTCCTATATTCAAAAGAAAAATAGCGGATTAGATTGATTCTTCTAAATTTTTTAATTTAAGGAAATTTAATTGGTCGAACTTTTCAACTTTTAACCTATCAATCGTTTCAGATAATTTTGTTTTTAGTTCAAACTCTTCTTCTTTTTCAAGAATAACTTTAAGTTTGCTTATAGCACTTTCTCGGATAGTCTCGAATTTATTTTCAAGAGATGTCGAATCTTCACTCATTATTTGAATAAATTCTTTTTTAGAGTTTTCATCAAGAGTTTCAATGTAATTACTTAAAGTTTGATTTGCAATTCTAACCATAGATTTTAAAGGAATATTAATAGATTCTTTAACAATTCCACTTGTTGACGTTAGAACCTTAGTAATGTTTTTCTTTGATTTTATTCTTTCTAATAAATCCAATTTGTTTGTATAAACAAGAGCGTCAATGTCAGAATATTTGTTTTCAACAGATTCTGATAATGTAGATGGCGTTTTAATATTTGGAATTAATTTTTGAATTAAACTAATACCTTCTTCTAAAAAATCCTTTGCATCCGATTCATTTAATCCTTGAGGACTACTCAATTGGTCGTACAATGAGTAAAGTTTTGACATAGTTTTATTATTCAAAACATTGTGTTTGAATTCTTTTAAAGACTTTTTGAATTCCTTTTCATCTCTGTAGGATTCAATAAGATTGTTCTCAATTATGGATTTAATTTTTCCGAATGTCATTTTAGGTATTTTCAATATAAATATTAGGAATTTAGTAACTTATCCAATTCTTTTGAAATTTCTCCTAAAGAATCTTGTCCTTGACCCAAATCTAAAAACGTAGACCCTTTGGTAAAGTTATTTTCTAATAAGATATTCATATTCGCTCTCCTTGATTCAGGTGTCACTGCCGCCTCTTCTCCCCCTGCTGGTGGAGATGGTTCTCCCCCTGCTGGCGGTTCTCCACCACCTGATGGTTCAGGTGAACTAAACGCTCCAAGAGCTCCTCCACTTATTTCTTCTTCACCACCTTCTGTAGACGCAGTTGCGTTTGCCGTAACCCCTGATGGATTACCATATAATTTGTCAATATTGTCAAATATACCCGTTTTAGTAATAACTGTAGGGGTTGCTTTAAGTTCTTCACCAACCGCTCTTTCAATTCTTTGTTGTTGTAAATCCAATCTAATTTCTTCATCAGAAAATCCAAAAATGTGTTTTTTAGCCCATGTTGAAGATACAGGTTGAATACCATTTCCTGGGTCTGCAACTAAATCTTTATATAGTAAAACTTTTTCTTTCCAAACATCAATCTTTAATAAATCCGCTTGTGTTGACGGATTTGTTAATCCTAATGTAAAATTTTGTAATTCATCTTCAAATCCTAATAAAAATAAGTGAACAATTGCAATTTTGTTCAATTCTGCAATCATACTTTTTTGGATTCTATTGATTGTACGAGCAAAACGTATGTCTTGTAATGATAAATTTTTACCATCACCCACAACTTCTTCAAAACCTAAAAATGCTTTAGGTACACGAAGAGCAGTTAATAATTTCTTTTGAATATACTCAATATCGGCAATCTCTGATAGGTTAGTTGCTCCAGGTAATGTTGTAATTGGGTCTGGTGCCGCAGGGTCACGAACAGGGATAAAGTAATCTTGGTCAACCGCCATTTGGTTGAATCTCATGTCTACGTTACCTGTTTTAGAATCCACAACTTGTTCTCTTTTGAATTTGTTTGCAACACGATTTACATACGCTTCAACATCATCGTCATTCATGTTTCCAACAAATACTTTGAACATTCTTCTTTCAGGTGCTCTTGATGTACGATAGATTAACATTGCGTCTTCAGATAACAATAGTTGTTTCCAAATACGTCTGGCTTTTTCCAACATAGAAGTACCATAAGGAAGTTTTCTATCATCACCTAATAATCTAAAGTGACCAATTTCCCATGACTGAAATTCCATATTTCTATTCTTCCAAGTAAAATGAAGAGCCTTTTTATTTTCATCTTTTTCTTGAGTAATATCTACAGTAATTTTAGCGGCAACTCCAACCTCATGTCTTTCAATTTCAATTGTTGGTAATTGTTGACATCCAATAATACCTTTCTCAGGGTCTAATTTAAGATAAATAAAATTATCACCATACTTACAAGTGTTTCTTGTCCACATTGGTAAGTTGGTGTTAATATCTAAATTATTATTAAATAAATCTGCTAATACAGATTTAATTCTTTTTGATTCAGAATAGATTTGAAGAATAAAACCATCTTCATTAGTTGTTGTTGATTCTTCCGCATATATGTCTAACGCAGCTGAAATCTCAGGAGTATATTCCATTGATTCATAGTCGTATTGAGCAGATAATCTTGATGGTTCATAGTAAATTGCCTGTGAGTACAAGTTATTTTCAACCTTAGCCCATTGATTTGTTAAATAATAGGTTTGCTGTGCTTGAAGTTTTTCTCTCTCATAATCATCACGATTTGGAGTACGCAGAAGTTCTTTTTTATCAAACTTAAAAGTTGGATAGTCCTGCTTCAGCAGTGAATTTGGGCCGAATGTTTGGGATAGTCTCTGCCAGACCGTTAGATTATTATCACTCATAATACAATTTTACTAATTACTTTGATAATATAAATACTTATTACGCACCAAATAACCATCCGTATTTTTGATAGTCGGACCTGGTTGCATCACCGTTATTACTTAAATTACCATTTCTACCCATTTGTGGTACCATTGGGTTAAAGAAGTCAGAAGAATTCTTATTTTCATTTACGTTAGTTGCCCATGAATTAATCATGGCTTTAGTATGATTGGTTACTTTTTCTAAAGATTGGAATGATTTTTCAGCAACATATAACGCCATAGAAACCCCCATAATACAGTCATCATGGTGACCTTTTTGGTGGTCTGGTCTTCCGTTAATATAAATAAAAGTATTCATTTCGTTATATAGTCTGTTTGAATATACTTTAAATCCGTGTCTAACGTTTTCCTCAAATGCAGCAATAATTTGAACTCTTTTTGAGTTAAAATTAATGCCAGGTATTTTGTCATTTATTTTTGGGTCCCACTTCCACTTATTACTTGTATCAACATTATCAACATACAAACCACCTTGGTAATTTAATTCTTGTAATTTTCTTGCAGTAGAAATACCCATACCTCCAGTAATATCAATAACGCAGTAAGCGTTATACATTGTTCCCCATTTGTAGGCAATTTCTGCTAACACATCAGGTGGTATTTTGGCAACATATTCCAATACTTGTTCTCTTTCGTCAAAATCAATGATTTGGATACACGAGAAGTCCTCAGAATCCCCACGGGATACATCGACACCCATAACATATTTGTGACCGTTTACGGGTTCTTTAAATATCCATAGTGACCCTCCCATAAGTTTGGCTTGAGCATCTCGTAATGTATTTTTTGAAATGTTTTGCATTAATTCAGATTCAAACACATTATCCCCTGAACCTAAGAAGTTACACTCCAACTCTTGGGCAACTTTTCTTCGGTCAAACTTTAATTTTTTAACCATACTTTCAAACCATGCAGAACATGGTTTATATCCTTGGGAAATGTATTCGGTTACTACTGAGTGGTCTCTGTCGTATGGATTCTCCATAGACAAATTAATAATGTCTTTATCAGAATATTCTTCTCGGTTTAAAAAATAGTGTACTAAGTCATTAGTTTTAACCATATACAAATCTTTTGTATATCTTGGGTCACGATACCAAAACATTTCAGATATTTTGAAATCGTTCATGTTTCTTAATGACTGGTCATAGATTTCATAATAGATTGGGTCATATCCGTTTGGAGTAGACACAACAATAACTTTACCTCCCGTAGATAGTGAAGCCATACAAGCAGACCAGAAATCTGAGTCCGCTTCAATAAACGCTGCCTCATCAAATACAAGAATTGTAGGTGTATAACCCCTCAAGGCATCTTTTGATGTTGCAACCGCCTTTACTTCACAATCGTTACTTAATTTGAAATGTCTTTGTGAATTTTTTTCTTTTGAAAACGTAACACCAACCCACGTAGGCCATTGTTCAGTAAAACCTCTTACTTTGTTAGCCATCTCCATTGATGTATCTAACTTGTTGGCAATAATAAGGATTTTTTCAGGTTTGTTCTTTTTAGCAAAAACTAATCGTTTTGATATCCAAGCCGCGGTTACGGTAGATACACCAGCCTGACGATACTTTAATGCAATGTTCTCATTATAAGTGTCGTAATCTTCTATTAAACTAACTTGGTCGGGGAATAAGTCCAAAGGGACATATTTGGATACAGTATTATCGTATGTTTGTAGATAAGTACGAAGCGCATAAGGAGTATTTCTCATGCACTTTGTAACTTCTATAATTAATTGTTCTCTATTCACAGGTTATTATTTAGGTCTTGAAATACCCAAACTACCTAAAAAGTCATCTAAACCGTCATCATCATCTTCGTCAGAGTCAATATCCTCTTCTTCTTTGTAATTCTCAAATTCGTCTTTCATTTGTTTTGCTTCTTTCATGATTTCTTCAAATCTTGAACTTGCCTTTTTATTTTTTGACGAATCCTCTGAAATGGCGTTTCCAATAATTTCTAAAAACTCTTGAGCTGGTATTTGGTATAACAAGATATGGAACCAATTTATTAGTCCTTTATAGCTTGGGTCAAATATATCATCAGGTAATGCATATCTAATTTTTTCAACAATTTCAGGCCCAATTCTTAATTGCATTGGCTCATTTGACAATACATCTGTTTGACCTAAAACTTTTTGACGAAGACCTGGTTCTTGAGGTAACCCATGTCTACCTTTAGCCTCTTCCAAACCTTTGATGATTTCATGGCATAGAATTGGAAAAATCATACCTGTTGCAATGATTTTAGTATCTGGTTGTTCTTCACCTTCTTCACCACCTTCATCTTCATCGGCATCACCTAATTCAACCTTACCCGCAACACCTTGACCTGTTTGACTCATCATTTCAATCATTTGTTCCATACTAAAATATAGGAAATCATTGATTGCCATAATACCCAAATAATCTCTATAAAGAGATGGGTCAATTGCATCTAATCTTGCTTTAACTTCAGGTTTTTGAAAAAGGTAATGACCTTTTTTTGCAGAACCCTGAATGATTGCATTTATAATATTTCTTTTATGTTTTTCTAATTCAAGAATTTCCTCATCTGTCAAATCTTCAATATCAAAAGATGGGATTTCTAATTTTTGTTCATCATCCTCTTCCTCTTCTTCATCATCTTCAGGCTCCATTCTAAAATTATCGGTATTTGGCATACCTAAATTGGCTTCTATTTGATACCAATCCGCAGGAACTTCAGCCTCATCAAGTGACGCTTCTTTTGCTAAATCAATTAACTCATCTTTGTGAGCTGATTCAATTCTCATAATGTTAGGAAGTTTTCTCATCATTTCTTGATAAACCATTCCTTGAACTTGTTGTGAACTTAAATCTTGAATACCTGTAACTTCTCTTAATTTATCAGCAACTTTTTGAAATCTTTTACTAACCAATCTTTGTACATCAGCAACACCTTTTTTCATTGCGGGGTTCTGAGCATATAACCCTTCAGGACTAGCCAATTTTCTTTCCAAATTTGGGTCCATTCTTTCAGGAGTATTCCCGTAATCTAATTGTTCTTTTAATTTCTTTGCCATAAATTATTTTTCTAATAGTTGCATTATTACGTCAATGACTTTATCTTTAGCGTCTTCAGGAGAAACTTTTTTTGCCTTTGGAGCTGGGTTTTCACCAGGATTTGGATTTTTACCAGGGTGAGCTGGTCTTGGTTTTGTTCCAGGTTTTGTTCCAGGTTTTGTTGGTGCTGGTTTTGTTGTTGGTGCTGTTGCGGGGTTTTGTTCCGACAAGTATTTTACTAAATCACCTTTTGTAATTTTTGGAGGCATATGTTTTTCCACAATTTTTTCTATTTGATTTTCTAAGAACAAAGATACGGAATTTTTTCCTTCCCCCAATTGTTTTTTTACTTCTCTAACACACCTTTCCCATTTTCTTGATTTTCTTGGACCTACTTGAGAATGGCAAATAGCCCACGGATTTGGTTTTCCTTCATACTCTTTTTCTTCTTCAAAAATTCCCATACCGTCATCTCCACCGCCAAATCCATCATCATTAGATGGACCGTTATCATTTCCAACACTATTACCCGCATAAGGGTCGTAACCACCTTCTTTTTCCGCAGAATCATCTAAATCAGCATCCTCATCAATTTCTTTTTCATAAACTTGAAATGGTTTCTTTTCACTTTTTAATTTACTAATCATAGCAGTATCTGTTTTTGAAACATTAACTTGCTCAACAAATAATTTTTTATGTAAAACTTCAATCTGAGATTCAGATAATTTACTAACTGTTTTAGAAGATAACCCCTTCTCAATTAGTTCTAATGCCTTTATATTAATTTTCATATACTAATTTTTTTTCAAATTCTAAAATCAAATCTCTTTCGTAGAGTTTATCTTTTATTTCTTGTTCTGTACTTCCAAATCTAAAGACAATTCTTTTTTGTCCTTCAGATTCTTCTGTTTCCCAGGCTAACGCAACAACATCATCTAATGCGTCTATCATACAAAAAAAATCGGAGTTCTGAATCAATTCTAATTTTAAATCAGTATTTCTCAGAACTCCCACTTTCTTAATGTATTTTAATTCAGGTGGAGTCGGATAACCATTGGAAGGTCTACTTTCCCATGATTCTCCCCAAACATCCAAACTATCTGAAAAAATGAATTCGTAAAGATTATCTCCCTTATAGTTAGGACCTAAGCCGTTCACATAAGTTAAATAACTCATACCAATAATCCATTAGGTGAAATTCTTACTTGTTCACCGTTGTTTTCAAATACTAAATTCTTTTTATTTGTGATACCAACAAATTTAGAACCTACGTTCTCTTCTAAGAATTTTTTAGCCGCTAATTCTTGTTCAATAGTTTCAGTCATTTTAATAACTGATTCCATAACTTTTTTAACTTCAGATTTTTTCTTTAAAGTTTGTTGTGTTTGTTTTTCTTTTTGTTCTCTAATTTCTTTTTTAGAAACTTCAAAATATTTTGATATAACTTTGTCTACTTTTGATTCTTTGAAAATACTGTCAAATATTGCTCCGTGACCTGATTCTTCCATTTCATAACCTTCAACTGGTATGTCCATATCAGCTTGGATATCTTCAACTTCAGTATCGTCGGTAAAATCCTCACCATCCATATCATCTTCTTGACCAAATTCTTTAGTTTCATCTTCTTCAAATTTATTTAAAATATCTTCTTTATCTTCCTCAGATAAAGTACCTAAATCTAATGATGATAAAACCATGTTAATAACATACTTAATATCTTCAGAAGTCATTCCTACTTCACCATCAAGAACTCTAATTTTTTGAGTTAATTTACCTGTAAGTTTTTGAATTGTTTTAAAAGTAACTTGTTCTTCGTTGTCATTTCCACCTTCTTCTTCAGTGTCAACATCAACATCTACGTCAATATCTTCAACATCGTCAGTTGGTTCCGCTCCCATGTCTTCTACACCCATGTCACCTACAGGTGATGGTGGTAATTCAGGGCTAGGAACTGCTGGTGGTGATGCAGGTACATCAGCAATTGGTGATTCAACAGGTGTCGCAGGTTTTGGTGTTTTTAATGTGAATCTTTTTTGTTCACCATATAAAGAAACTCCTTCATCATTTTCATTGATTCTATTTAACTCCCCTGCAACAAGATTTAATCTTTTAAACGCCTGAGAATATGAAGAATAGTATTTTCTATTTTTCATAGGTTCAATATATTCAGTTTCTGACTCAGAAATAGTCTTCTTAATTATGTACCCTTGTCTTTCTCTAACAATTTGATAATTGTTTCCATCAGCAAGAGATACTGAATATTCGGACTTTGCAGTCTCATTTATAGTTTGAGGAATTGTCTCTTTAAAACGAGCAATTTCCATAATTCTATTTATCTTATCTTGGCCAGTTAATTTTTCACTACCAATTGGTTTTAAATCTGCCATATTTTTAGTTATTTATTTTTAGTTATTTAGTCCGTTAAAACCACCTAAGGCGATTCCGTTTAATTGTTGTATTGATACATTACCATTTTCATCTGTAAACACTGGATGTGGTGCAATTGCCCCATCAGGTGCTGTTCCACCACTAAATCCACCTAATATGTCTATAGTATACGCATATTGTTGGTCCGCAGAAAATCCTGAAAAGAATTGTGTTGGACTTGGTGTTGGTGTAACTGCAGGTGTTCCTGTTTGTGTTGGTGTAACTGCAGGTGTTCCTGTTTGTGTTGGTGTTTTAGTTTGTGTTGGTGTAACTGCAGGTGTTCCTGTTTGTGTTGGTGTATTTGTTGGTGTTTTAGTATTTGTTGGTGTGTTGGTAGGTGTTTTAGTTACCGTAGCAGTATTTGTTGGTGTTTTAGTTTGCGTTGGTGTTTGCGTTGATGTTTTAGTTGGTGTTTGCGTTGATGTTTGAGTAGGTGTTCCTGTTTGAGTAGGTGTTCCTGTTTGAGTAGGTGTTCCTGTTTGAGTAGGTGTATTTGTTGGCGTTTTAGTTTGTGTTGTTGTATTTGTCGGTGTGTTGGTAGGAGTCTTAGTTGGTGTTGTAGTATTTGTTGGAGTAACACTTGAAGTAACTGATGGTGTTGGTGTTGGTAATGGACAAGAACCTATAGAAACATAAGAACCATCCCCTTGAACTATAGTAACCTCAATAGAACAAACTACCAAAGTTTGATATGCTTGTATTTGTACTGTATTTAAAAATCCATCACAGTCTTTGTATATAAAAGTAGTGTTACCACTACCACCATATAATTGATACGTTTTACACACTCCAGGAGTATTACTTGGTGTTACCGATATTGTTGGAGTATTACTTGGTGTTTGAGTTTGTGTTGCAGTATTACTTGGTGTTTGAGTTTGTGTTGCAGTATTACTTGGGGTTTGTGTTTTAGTCGGTGTTGTAGTGTTAGTAGGTGTATTTGTTGGTGTTGTAGTGTTAGTAGGTGTATTTGTTGGTGTTTTTGTTACGGTCGGAGTTGAAGTAACATTTGCAGTACCTGTCTGAGTAGGCGTGTTTGTTGGGGTCTTAGTTGGTGTTGGGGTCTTAGTTGGTGTTGCAGTATTAGTAGTTGTAACAGTAGGTGTTGGTGTTACAACAGCTTGGCAAGTTACACAATCACCATAATCAACTGACATAGTTAATACAGTATCAGTACCTGTGTTAGGTTCTGCATTATCAATGATATCGTAACATCCAGGTGTTGTTGCACCAACGAATGTTAAATAATAATTTCCATTAACTGCAGGTAATGATGAACTATCAAAATCAATTAATTTTGCTGGTCCGCCACTACAAGCGCCTATAAGATATGTAACTAATGCCATTTATTTTTTTCTTTATAAATATATGATTAATCCGAATTATTTAATTAATCTTGAATAGTTCTTTCAACCGACAACTGTTTGTCAGTTTCTTTATTTGCAATATCAAATAATTTTTCAATATGACCTGACCTTCTTAAGAATTTAAAAACAAGATTTTCGTAGGATAATTCACCATCACTTTCCAATCCTGATTTTCGGTAATCTTTAAGTTTTTCTTTAATTGACTCCAAATCTTTACCTTCTTCTATTGCGGTGTCTATTTTTTCTGTCCAACATTTAATTTTTTTCTCAAGGACTTCTTTGTCAACATTATTTTTAAACTCTTCAGGTTTACTAATCCATTCATCATTCATAACTGAGTAAACCCCTGAACTATAATGTGATTCCTCTGTGTCTTGGGCATAAAGTTCAACATCATATCCAAATATTCTAATGTCGTGTTTATCGTTAAAAACTTGTTTCTTTAAATTGAACAACTCCTTGTATAATTCGGCTTGATTCTCATATTGTTGTAAATCAACTAAAACATGTAAATCAAAATCTGAAAATTCAGACCAATTAAAATTTGCTAACGAACCTGTTAGTACCACATCTTCAACAAATACATCTTCACCCAAATAATTAATAAACTCATCCGCGATACGCATAAGAGCCTTCCTAACTTTAGGAACCATAGTCGCCTTATCAGGATTTTTAGGATTTTCCCAAATTTTTGGGTTTAAGGTTTCCTTTACAGAAAAACTATTAAGTATCTTTTGAAAATTATTCATCTTTAATAAATAGTGATAATATTATAGTTTCTTGTATTTGAATTTTTTAGATATTTCAGTTACAAAAAATTTACCTTGTGATTCGGCTTTTCTGAATTGTGTATAGGTTTTATGAGGTACATCTTCATACTCATATTTAAATCCATTTTTAAATTCAGCAACTAATTTTTTTGTTTCAGTATCGTATTCTGTTCTTGTGATGTTAGACGATTCAATCTCATTCAAAATCTTCGTCCCAACTATCTGTTCTCTCTTTACTGCCATTTTCTTTAAGTGGTGTTAAGTCGTTTATTTTTTCTAATAATGGTTGTAGGTATGTAACAAACTCATTAAAATCAATATCAAAACCATAATCTTTAACTTGATTAAATAAAGCCTTTTGAACACCTTGAAACTTGTGAAACAGGTCCATCATTTTTTTAGTATACGTTGGCGGTTTTATTAAATCACTTTCACTAAACCCCAATTCTTGAAAATGTTGTCTCAACTCAAGATAAATCTCAAGTAATTCTTTGGTACCTATTGTATCATTTAAGAATTTTTCAAATTGCTTCATGTATATAAATACAAAACCCCCACTAAATGTGAGGGTTTTATTTAAGACTTTAGTTTTTTTAACTGGTCTCGGAGTTCAATTGCCATTTCAAAGTTTTGTTCCTTAATCGCTTTCTTCAATTCAAGTTCAACTTTTTCAATCTCTTCTTGATTTGATTCCAAGTTTTTGATTTGGTCTCTCAACTTAACTGCTGATTCAAAATCTTCAGTTTCAATAGCTCTTTGAAGTTTAATTTTAAGGTATTCTTCTTTACTCATTTCTTTTGAGTTGGGAGCGTCAAAGTCCGATAAATCAAACACCTTAACATAACTTGTAAATTTATACGAACCATCTGGTGATTCATAACTTTTTTCCGTCCAATCCGTTTTACGGAAATCCTCCATCATTTTTTCATAACGAGCCATTAACTCGTCAAAGTTTAAATTAAAGTTTCTTCTGTTTCCAAACATAATTTTTGTTTTTTTAAATTTATTGTTTATCTTTGTGGTATCAAATTTTGTTCCTTACATAAATATAAGACATTTTTTCGGATAAAACAAGTAGTATATGACATTATGTCATGTTAATAAATATAATCTGACAATATGTCAAAATATTTGGTAGTGTACGAAATTTGATGGACCTTTGTAAAAACGATAATATAATATGAACGACTTAATGGACGATGACGACAAAATGATGAGTAAGAAACAAAAATCATCAACAGATTCAAACACACCTGTGTTAGACAATTTCAGTAGAGACTTAAACAGACTTGCTGAAGAAGGTAAACTTGACCCTGTTATTGGTCGTGACCGAGAAATCTTAAGGATTGCACAAATCCTTTCTCGTAGAAAGAAAAATAATCCAATTATTATTGGTGAACCTGGTTGTGGTAAAACGGCACTTGTTGAAGGTTTAGCAATTAAAATTGTAAATGGGGAATGTCCTCGTAATTTGGTTGATAAACGTATTGTTAATCTTGATTTAACTTCAGTTGTTGCAGGTACCAAATACCGTGGACAATTTGAGGAAAGAATGAAAGTGATTATTGAAGAACTTCATGCTAACCCAAATATTATCGTATTCATTGATGAAATTCATACTTTGGTTGGGTCAGGTAATTCTTCAGGTTCTATGGATGGTTCAAACATCTTCAAACCAGCGCTTTCTCGTGGTGAATTACAATGTATTGGAGCTACTACATTAGATGAGTTCCGTAAGAATATTGAAAAAGACGGGGCATTGGAACGTAGATTCCAAAAAGTAATTGTTGAACCTTCATCAGTTGAAGAAACAATTCAAATCCTTAAGAATGTTCGTGACAAATACGAATCATTCCATAATGTAAACTATAGTGATGAAATAATTGAGACTTGTGTTAAACTTGCAGACCGTTATATCACAGACCGTGAGTTCCCTGACAAAGCCTTTGATATCTTGGACGAGGTTGGAGCGAGAATGCAAACTGACTTAAAAGTTCCTGAAGTTATTGAAGACCTTAAAAAGAAGGCTGCAGAAATCAAACAACAAAAGATTGATGTTGTTAAAAAACAAAATTACGAGCAAGCGGCAGAACTTCGTGATAAGGAAAAGAAAATTCTAACCAAACTTGACCAAGAGAAACAAAAGTTTGAAGACCAATTATCAAAAGAAAAACAAACTATCTTATTAGAGAATGTTTATGATGTTGTTTCAAACATGACTAAGATTCCTGTAAGTAAAATGAGTGTTGATGATTCTAAAGCATTGTTAGATTTAGACAAAACTTTGATTGACAAAGTTATTGGTCAAAACGATGCGGTTGTTAAGATTGCAAAATCAATCAAAAGAAACCGTTTAGGTATTAAAGACCCTAACCGTCCAATTGGTTCATTTGTATTCTTAGGGTCAACTGGTGTTGGTAAAACATATTTAGCAAAACAATTGGCTAAAGAAATGTTTGGTTCAGAGGATTCACTTATTCGTGTGGATATGTCTGAATACCAAGAAAAACACACTGTATCTAAATTGGTAGGAGCTCCTCCAGGATATGTAGGTTATGAAGAAGGTGGATTATTGACTGAAAAAGTTAAAAACAAACCATATTCAGTTATTTTATTTGATGAAGTTGAGAAAGCCCACAAAGATGTTTTCACAATCTTACTTCAAATCTTAGATGATGGACATGTTACTGATAGTTTAGGTCGTAAGATTAACTTCAAGAATACCTTGATTATCTTGACATCAAACTTAGGAGTTAAAAAATTACAAGACTTTGGTACAGGTATTGGATTTTCTTCTAACACTTACAGTAATGAAGAGGCTAAGAAACAAATCTTAATGAAAGAGATGAAAAATTTCTTTTCTCCTGAATTCATTAACCGTATTGATGATACAATTGTATTTAACTCTTTAAGTCCTGAAGACATCAAGAAAATTACTGACATTGAGTTGAAAAAGTTGATGTCTCGTCTTTCAGATATGAAATACAAAATTAGTTATGATGAAACATTGGTTGAATACTTAGCTAAGATTGGATTTGACGAATTGTTTGGAGCTCGTCCATTGAAAAGAGCTATTCAAGATAAGGTTGAGGATTTATTATCTGAAGAAGTTCTAACAGGTAAGATGATTGAGGGTAAAACCTACCTCATTAAAGTTGTAGATGAGAATGTAGTTGTTCAAAAGAAAGGGCGATAATTAAAAGGGGGATTTATTCCCCCTTTTTTTTATATTTATATTTGATGAGAGACTTAATTAAGAAAGTTTTATTAGAGACCGTTAAAGATGGTAAAGTTATCTGCGATAATTGTGGATGGTCTTGGGATATTGCCGATGGTGGGGATGATTCATATGTATGTCATGAATGTGGTCATGATAACACACCAAAATCATCAAATTTTGACAGGTTAGTTAACCATTTTAAAAACTATTTTCCTGACGAACAAAAAAATAAAGTTTCTGAAATTAAAGATTTTGTCAAAGATTATATCCAAGAAAATAATTTCACTATTAAATTTTTAAATGCATGTCCTGGTTATTCTGGTGTTAGAACAAGAGACCAAATCATTATTTGTGCACCTATGAATATGTTAACTATAGGAGATTTTCTATACACCATATTTCACGAAATAAGACATGAAGAACAAATGACTAAGTTCAAATTAGAAAACCCTTTATCAGGTGATTTAGAAGATTTTGAAACTTTGTATGAAAAATACTGGAACTTAGAATTAGATGCGGATAGATTTGCAAAAGAAATGATTGCAAAATTAGTGATTAAACTTAATATACCTATTGAGTTTGCAAAACAACAATTTACGTTATCTCAATATATTGAAAATTATCCGTTAATGTCAAAAATGGTTGAAATGTCTTTAAAGAACATTATTACTCAAATTAAACAAATGAAAAAATCGGGTGAGGAATATACTGATATTGCCGACCACCCGATGGTTAAAAAATATATAGATAAGTTAGAAAGTTTTATTTAAAAAACACTTCTTGTTCTCCAATCGTATGGAGCGGATTTTTTAAAGTGTAATTTGTGACCAAGGTTTTCAATCATTTTTCTACCCATTTCAATTCCATTAAAAACATCTTCAACAACAACATATTCATTTTTTGAATGATATTGGTAATACCCAATTGAGAAATTAATACAAGAGAAATCAAATTTACCTCTTAACGCATAGACATCTGTATAAGGGTGAACCATATATCTCATATGTTCGTTATTCATACCTTCAGTCAATACTTTATCGCAAGTTTCAAAAAACTCAGTGTCTCTGTCAAATAATACTTGGCCAAAACATCTTTCAGTAATCATCCAGTTTTCAGGTGCGTCAAATTGAATTCCGTAACCAACATTTTTAAAGAAGTCGGGTTTTGCTTTCATAGAACCATGACAACCTGTTTCTTCAGATACAAAGAAAGCTGCTTTCAAATAAGGTAATTCCTTTAACAAAGTTAAACATGCGAATACCCCACACTTATCATCACCACCAATACCTGTAGGGTTTCCTTCGTCATTATATGCCTTATAAGATAATTTTAATTCTTTCTGAGCATTTAATAACATCTCTTCACGAATATTAATTGTATCAATATTGTGTACAGTATCTGTGTGTGAAATTACACAAGGAAAATAAAAATCTTCAGGTATTAAAGGGGATTCTTGTTTTGTTGCATAAACATTATTATGTTCATCAACATAATGTTCAATATTGTTTTCGGTTAACCATTTAACCAAAAATGCTACCATTCTTTCTTCTTGATATGTGACGGTTGGGACACTTAAAACGTCCTTAAGTAATTCTGTATTTTTTATCATAAGACAAATATACGAAATTAATTATTATTCACCAAATTTAAACAACTCTGGTTGATATAATAAATTATAAAAATTGTCTTCACTTAGCTTAACATTACGGTAACCTTTAAACTGTTCTTCAAGCCTAACAATAACTTTCATATTTTCTCGGTCAAACCCTTCGACTCTAAACGATACTTTTTTATCTTTAGGTAATTTATACCATTTTTGTAAGTCAAATTTACTTAAAATTCTATTTCTAAAATCTAAGAAATTTTTAATTGCATCTCCACCTAATTCTTCAGATTCTTCAATCTTTTCAAGAATAGATTCTAATTGTTTTTCAGTATAATTGTTAAAACTATCACTATCAAAATTATCGGAATCTTGAAATTCATATGAATTTTCGGACCATCCGCCCAAAGCACCATTTCCATTATAATCAACAATTTGTCTAAATAATGAAATTGCGTCGACTTTATGTAGATTTAATTTTGCAGACCACATTAATAGGTTTGCAACTGTTGTTGCGATTTCATCATAATCTCTATATACTTTAAATCCAATTGATTCAAAAAAATCGTTAAAATCTTTTGTAATGGATTCTCTGGCTGTTTTAGACATTTCATGTTCTTTTTCCGCATGATAGTCGCTAAGAATACTATCAATTTCTCTTTCAAACAAACTTAACAATGTCTTAGACAATTCAATTCTATATTCGTCATTATTTAAGTCAAATTTTTTCTGAGGTAGAATTAATTCTGCAATTTGTTTTAAAAGTTCAATATTAGTTTCATTAAGTTCACCATAGATAGTATAACCTTCTTTAAAATCCTCCTCTACCTGGTATGAATCCATAAATTCATAATTGGTATAATGAGACGTTACCATTGGTAAAAACCATTGGTCATCTTCATTTAATTCTAATATTTTAAATAAATTTTCATCATTTTTAAAATCAATGATAACAATACTTTGACCTAATGGGTCTTTAACTTTGACATCAAGAATTGAATCATCCAATTTTTCTAATTCACTTGAATCTATTCTACCTCTTGAAAATTCTCTTAATCCTTTGACAAAATCTCCTGTACCAATCAAATCATCAATTAAATCTACTTGATTAGGAAATTCTGTTCTAATCAAATCTATTGTAGCTCTATGGTCTTGAGCATCAAAAACTTCAACTTCTCTAGTATCGTCATTTTTAAATAACGCTAGTTTAAGACCTGTTTTTTTATTTAAAAAATAATATAATTTACCTTCTCTAAAATATTTGTCAAAATAACCTGAATGTCCTTTAGTAGTTGTACACCATTTAGTATTGGCACCATAATAACAAGATGCGGAATGGGATTTTGGTCTAATTACCAAAACATCATCATCTTCATATATTTTATCTGCTTGAGATTTTGCCTCCCTTTCAATATCCCTGTCAGTTTTTTTACCATTAACGACATCCATTAATGCTCTAATAAATTGCGGATTTTCATATTGGGTAATATCTTTTGGGGAACGAACAATGCCTTCAATATTTGGTACCATTCCATGTTGGTCTCTGAAAATTGTTTCTGATTTCCATATGTCATCCTCAGTTATTCTATTAACATTAGAATGAAACCATGGTATAATAACACTAAATAAATCTTGTAGAGCTTGTCCTTGTTGTACATTTAGACCTCCGTTTGAACCTGCAAGCTCAGGTATAATTTTTTCAAGTTTTTTAGCGATGTATTCAACATATTTGTATCCTGTTGGGTCTACATTCAATATCCTATCAATAAAAGGACCATCGTACTCAAACCTTTGTTTGAGACGCTTTGCAACATCTTCTTTTTTACCTTCAATTATAACCACAGGATATTTTTACAATAAATACCAGTTTTGTTTGGAATTTCCATATTTATACTTACCTTTGTATAACAAATCACGGGTGGCTCCCTTAATAGTTAAGGCTGACCTTAAGCATCTGACGTTATGTCTATACAGGGGGCGAAAGTGATTTAAACGTTCTTTAAAAATATGGGGGTGCATGGTATTGATTGGCGTTGTTGACAATACGTGGCACGTCGGAGCTGAATTAACTCCGTTATCAACTGGTTTAAAACAATTAACAGGCAATACTTTTGCTAAGCTTGCTGCTCTTGGTCTAACAAGAGAAGAAGCTGTTGTTACTATCTAAGATAGGGGACAACAACGGGGTCGATGAACATTAACCTAGCAACAGAAGTTCTTACAAAGGTGGAAAAATGACTGAACCCAAAATCGAGTCATCCATTGGTTGTTAGTTTACGATGGTGAAGAACAAACTGACTATTTCGGAACATTAGAAAATGTTGAACTAAGCGTGTAGTCATTTATTGACAAAATGAACAAGACGAGGGTTCGAATCCCTCCACCTCCACCAAAATCAAGGGTTCCAATCGGAACCCTTTTTTATTTAATATAATTCACTATATTTTCATTATGGGAACAAATTGTAACATATGTAGTAATAATTGTTTTGGTAGAGATGGTTACCACGGTAGTTGTTGTTCTATTGAAGATAGGGATTACATTATTGGTCCTCATTACGACACAGATGAGTTTATTAAAAATTTATCATCAAAATTAGGTAGAGAAATATATGAAGAAGATGTTTTTATTAATTATGAAGAAGGTAGTAAATTATTTCCAAGTAAATCTACTTGGCAAAACCCAAGCTCTTATCCCGCATTTAGAGTTGATTTTTTTAATCCTAAACTACCCTGTATTTTCTATAACACTAAACTAAAGTTCTGTACCATTTATGATGTCAGACCTCAAACTTGTAGAGAATATGAATGTGAGTATTTGGCAAAAAACACTTAATTAATGAGAATATTTTACGCATTACTGTTGGCAACAATAGCCCAAATTATTTCTTTTTTTCAATTACAAGGTCAACTTGTTTGGAAATTCCCAAAAGAAAATCCATATGTTATGATGTTATTAGGATTGCCAATTTCATTAATATTCATTAAAACCACAAAAATATTCAATCAACATTTTGACGCAAATTGGCCTGGAAGATTAATTGGATTTGGTCTTGGGATTATAATCTTTACAATAATGAGCTGGTTAGTGTTTAAAGAAGTACCAACCGCAAAAACAATAGTTTGTTTAGGATTGGCCTTTACAATTGTGTTATTACAAGTGTTTTGGAAGTAACCATATTCTCTTTCCCATATATTTATTTGTATGAAGTTATTTTCAATCTTATTGAAAGAAAGTCGTAAAGAAGATTTACGAAAAAAATATTCAAATAAATTTAAAGAATATCCAGATACTTTAGATTTTATTTTAGGTATTGCCGACTTGGCAGATACCAATTTCAAATATGCCGATTTTGTATTAAAAAATTTACATCCAAATTCTAGTACTGACGAAGTTGAAGAATCAATTGAACTTGTTAAAGATTTTGACAGATTTAAACAATCCTTGGAAATTAAAGACATTAATCAATACGATTTTAATGGATTAAAAAACGCAATTGAACAACACAAATCCAGTTCAAAATCATATAATAAAAGTATTGACATATCAGGTGCCAAAAAAATATTTGAAGATAAAAATATTTTAATTGTTAGACCTTTAACTTATGAAGCTTCTTGTAAATACGGTGCTGGAACTAGATGGTGTACAACAATGTCAAACGAACCATCTTATTTTATAAGTCATACTAGCGATGACCAAGCATTGTACTATATTATTCTTAAAAATTTTAGTAGAGATAACAAATTTTATAAAATTGCAATTCATAAGACACCAAATAATGAAACTTGGTATGACTCAACAGACGAAAGAATGTCGGATAGAGAAAAAGAAGTTTTTAATTTAGGGGCACCAAAAGTTATTGAAACAATTCGAGAAGATTACACTGGATTTATTGAGGAGTATGGTCAGAAATTTTTCAAAAAACTATTTGATTTTCATAATTACAAATTTGAAAGTATTTCATCATTATTTAAGGGGACAGAAAATAAAATAGGAATTGAGTTTCAAAAATCAGACCTTATTCCCGATATGCCAGGTCACGCAACCATAGAAATGAATATCTCTGTTGATGAGGAAAATATAGACCAATACTTAGTTATGATAACTTATGGTGTTAATAATGATAGATTGGTTTTTAATATTGGATATTCTGGTGATAATTTTGAAATTGACCCTGAATTTGATTTTGGTATTGAAAATGCTTCAACATGGTTCCAAATAAATTCACAATATATTACCAATTCAGATGAAAAAACAATTAAAACCATTTTTGATGAACTTTGTACTACAATAACAAAACAAGTTGTTTATAAAATGAAATCAAATCCTGAATTTATGTCATCAATTCATGGAGGAAACGCTGTTTGGACACCAAATAGAAGTAGTTACGGTTATACATTTAAAAGAAAAGATTCTGGTTTAATTAAAAAACTTGTTGATTACTTAGATTCGGATAATAAAGGAACAAAGTTAGATTTCTTGGTTGATATAGGTTCATTACAGAAAAAAGATATTAACGGAAAACCATACTACTCACACTCAAGTCAAAATAATTGGCAAATCCCATCCGCATTTAGAGGACAGTTAAGTGGATTATTCAACTCAGCAAAATTGGCAGGAATATTAGATTACGAAAAAGACGGTCAAAAATTTATTTTAAAGAAAGGACCTAATTTTGAAAAATTTAAAGAAGGTGGATTACAAGCGTTGTAATTATTTTTTAGATAATTTTCTTAAGTATAAGTAGAATCCAAAAAAAACTCCCGCAATACAATACAAGACGAAGTTGGCTTTCCATAAACTTCCTGTCCACAATATTAGACCATACTGAACGGCATCGAACCCAAAAGGATTGAAGAATAGTGCCAACATTAAAAATACTTGAGATAGATTGTCTTGAAACGTTCTTCTCCATGTTTTGTTTTTTACTGTCATCTTCCATATATAGGTATTAAAATTTTATAAGTCGGCGCTTTGTATTTTACTATAAATATACTATCTTTGTTTTATGAAAGTAATATTTTTAGACCACGATGGAGTGATATGTTTATCAACCGAGTGGGGAGGTCGGTTTAAGAAGCAAAAAGAATGGGGTGGTCGTAAATTATCTATGACTAATTCAGAAATGCCATTAGAATACCGTTTTGATAATTTCAATAAAAAGGCTATTAATGTACTTAATGAAATTATAGAAGAAACAGGTGCTGAAATTGTTGTATCTTCAGATTGGAAACGATGGGCAAATGTTGAAGAAATGGGAGAATATTACGAATCACAAGGAATCAATAAAAAACCAATCTCATTAACACCTAATTTAGGTCAATGTACTTGGTATAATGGTATGACGTGGATTTGGTCTCCAAGATGGGATTTAGAAATGACTCGTGTTATTGAGATTAAACAATATCTACATGACCATCCTGAAATTACTCATTGGGTTGCAATTGATGATTTAGATATGGGTAAAAATGGTGAGGATTGGAAAGATTGGGGACTTGATAATTTTGTATTAACACCAAGAGGAGCTGAAGGTATTAAACAATCAGGGATAAAAGAAAAAGTATTAAAATTTTTAAATGATTAATTTTAAAGAAATTTTAGAAAAAGAAGGACCAATGTTAAAATTTGAGGGTTTGGCACCTGAAGGTTTTGTATTAGTTCATGAAAAAACTTTAGAGGACTTAAAAGAGTTTGAAACTTGGAAAAGTTGGAAACACGACGAAATAACCATTAAAGAATTAAATAATAAGAACTTTGATATAAATTAATTTTTTAGTATATTTAAAGAAAATACTAACCGTTAAAATGAGTCACACGAATATCTTTAAGGTAATTCTTAATTTAAATTATATTGACCCAAATGAACCTATTGAGGAGACTCAATCAGAATGGGACGATTTCGGAGACATTATAAACTTTTAACGCACAATGGTCATGTTGGTGTAGCTGTCTGCAGCGGCGAACGAGTGCTAGCCTCTAGGTAAGAATCCCACCAACCTCTGACCATTTTTTTATTTATAAATTATGAAAAAACTATATAGAACTAACCCATCTGAATTTGCAGGTGTTTGTGGAGGACTTGGAAAATATTTCCAAATTGATGACTCAATCATTAGAATTTTATTTATTGTTCTTGCCTTTACACCATTTCCAATTGTAATGTCCTATTTATTGTTATGGTTGGTCATACCAAAAGAACCGAAAATATATGAGTAAAGTATTAGTTAAACGACACATAGCAAAATCAATTTCCTATAGAATAGTAGGAACATTACAAACAGTAATATTAGGATATCTATTTACAGGTAGTTTTAAAATAGCATCAACCATAGGGGCCATTGAATTAGGTATTAAACCATTGTTGTATTTTTTACATGAAAGAGTATGGTATAAATGGATTAAGTTTGGTATTGTTGGGGACAAACCTAAAAAAGAGGTTGTAGAGACACCTTTAGTGGAATCAACATTATTAACTGGTTTACCTGAAGAAACCCAAAATAAAATTAAAAGATTAAGTTATACTAAAAGAACCGACTAACCGTCGGTTTTTTTTATTTAAAACAAAGTATTTATGTTTATGAGTATAGTACGAAGAATAAACGAAACATATGATGTTATTTCTAATATAAACGAAGAATTTAAAAAAGACGTTATATTAGAAGCAGATGATGTTTACGATAATGTAGATTTTAAAGACAGAGTTGTAGGGTCTTCTACACCATCTAAAGATAATATCAATATAAGTTTATTACAAGATATTCAAACCGCAGCAAAAGAGGCTGGCGTTAAAGTAGACATTACCACAGCGGTTAGTGGTCACGATAAAGGTACAAGACATGAATCAGGTAATGCCGTTGATATTGCAATTATAAATGGTAAGGCTGTTAGTTCTTCAAATAGAACAGACGCCGAAAAACTTGTAAATGCATTAGTGTCTATGGGATACACTAAAAATGTTGAATCAGGTAATGAAAAGGCGGTTTTAACCTTTGGGTTTCCAGGTCACGATAACCATGTTCATGTATCAAATAAAGGTAATTCAACGTCAACACCTCAACAATCATCAACAAAAAGTACAACTACTAATAATTCTAGTGACGAAGGAGAATCAACATCAGATTACGATAATAAAGGAGCGGTTGATTTTGCAAGACAAGTTGGGGGTGAGTTGTTAAAAGCTTACGGTATTAAAGAAGAAAGAATTTATTCTAGTTTTGGACATAACCCACAATCAAGACATGGTTCAATTGTAATTCCAAAAGAAAATAATTCAAAAATTAAAAGCCCTGTTGATGGTATAATAAGCGGTACAATTTATAATTCAAGTTGTGACAATCAAATTGTAATTAAATTTGATAATGAAGGTGAAATTAGTTATTTAGAATATTGCGGAATAAGCTCACCTTATGTTAGAAACGGTGAACGTGTTAGTAAAGGAACAACTTTAGGTTCAACAGACTCAGATGTTCGAGTAAATCAATATAATTCAACTAGAGATAGAGAACACATCAATACCGACAGAGAAAAAAAATTAAAAGAAAAATCTAAAAAAGATAAAGGTGGGGACAAAGACAAAAAACAAGATATGGATTTGTCAGGTAAAAATGAATATTCTAAACTTCTAATTAAAGGATACCGAGATTTTAAAAATTCATTTAAAAGAAAAGACCCAAAGAAAATAAAAGAAGATATTGATAGAATCAAAAAGTTATTATAACAAAAAAACCCATCATAAGATGGGTTTTTTATTTTACAGGAAGTTATAATTATTTAACTTCTTCAAGTTTAACTGTGTCCGCTGAGATTTTAGCAGTTGTTGAATCTGCTGATACTGCTGTTGAGTCGATTGATACTGCTGTTGAGTCTGTTTTAACTTCAGTTGAAGTTCCGTTTCCACATGATGCTAATGCTACGATTGCAAATAATGCTACGATTTGTTTCATAATTGTTTTGTTTGTTTTTTTTATAAATTTAATTGTTAATTTCGGTGAATTATAAATATAAGATACTTTTGTGTTTTGTCAAATTAATTTAAGGGATTTATACCGTATGCTCAATTTGAACTCTGATACAATTTTGAGGTAAGTGATTGATGTGACGGTAGTTATTAATGTACCCCATCATATTACCACTACCAATTGCATTTGCTGAGTGTACCACAACATCTACAACAGGTTGACCGTCCATCCATTGTTCTACCAACCATTTAGTACAATCCATTCCTGTTTTTTCGGTAATGTTATCATAGTTCAATTCGTAGTTGTGGTAAACATTTTTATGCCATTCTTTCATGGCAGTATCTCCCAAATCATGGTCTAAAGAAATCATATTAATGTTCTCTAACCCAATCTCGGTAATTTTTTCCACAAACTCATCGTAAGAACGAACAATAACCCATTGGTCCTTTTCTACAGGAGTTCTTACGTCGTCTAAATATATTCTTTTTTTCATACTATAATTCTTTTTACTAATTCTTTTCAAAACACAATTTTAATAATTAATTACCAACTTTCCAAGCGAAGTTTAAAATCTTTCTTTTTTTAGTTGCATCTTCAGTGTTACCAATTACAACACCATCTTTAATTGTAAATGCATGTCTATTAACACACATTACATAAGTCCCTTTTGGGTATTTTTTAATAAAGGTACCTACAGTCATTTTACGATTAACTTTTTCACCTTTTACAGTAACCGTGTAATCAAGGGTGTTAAAAGATGAGTATTCAACTGGTCTGCCCATTTGTTTACAACATTTACGACCAATACGAGTACGGTCTTTTGCAAATTTATTCATACCAGGGATGAATCCAAAAGTACCTTGTTTTGGTTTACGTCCAAATTTATCGGCAACAAATTTATGCGCTTTGTCATAATCAATCTCAAATGCCGATGCAATTGCACGAACAACACAATCATTAGTTTCACTTTTGGCAATCGCAGATTCACTATAACCTTTAATCGCCTCTGATGTCTTACAATATGGTAGTTGATTTTTCATAGAACAAATATACTGATAATATTTGAGTTGGCAAAATAAAATGTGCGGAAAGTGAGGGGCTCGAACCCTCGCGACTTTGACATCCTACCTGTTTAGCAAACAGGCCCCTTCACCAACTTGGGTAACTTTCCTATTTTTTAAAATACCAGGTCGCAAACTTTTCTTCCGTGGTATTAATTTTATATCCTTTATTGTTTGCAAATTCAATAACTGCTGAATTTACACCATACTTTCCAAGATATAAATTTTCATAATAAACATCAACATTCTTATCATCATCAGGTTTAAAGTTATCTAACCAATCATGACCTGAGAATAGTCCTCCTTTTTTTAATTTTGACCACCAACATTCAAGGTCTTTTTTAACTTCAAGATATGAATGATTTCCGTCAATATATATAAAATCAAAATGTTCGTCAGGAAAGAATTTTGATGCAATATCCGATTTATTTTTAACAACTAAAACTCTATCGTCAAATTCCTTAATATTTTCTTTAAACACTGAAAACACTTCATTGAAATTTTTAAAGTTACATGGTTCATTATAATTATGAATTTCTTGATTATCCCAATAATCAACACACACCAGTTTACCGTCCCAATTTTTTAAAATATTACAAGCGTTTTCGCCGTATTCTACTCCAATTTCAACACCAATATTATACCCATTAGTTTTTAAAAATAATGGTAATTCATTTCTGTGTTTCATTATAACATTTGTGATATCATATAAGATAATTTATATCCTGTAAACGCACCCAATGCAGATGGGATTGGGAATACAATTAACTTACCTAAATGTGTAACATATTTTGGTCGGTTAACAATCCTACCCATAAATAAATAATATGTTATATAACCAAGTAATACACCAATATCAATACGAGTTGAAATAAAAACTACAAGTATTGCACCCAAAAAACCAAAAATAAAATTATCTCGAACACCCTCCCAAATTTCAGAAGTTGTGGCATCTTTATACTCTTTAACAATTTTTTTAATTGTAACCTTTTCATTTTTCATAATCATTTTTTTTGTCGGAAAGGAAGGAATTGAACCTTCGACCTTTTGTGTATAAGACAACTGCTCTCACCACCTGAGCTACATTCCGTTTAAATATAAAAAAAATCCCCCTGATTTTCAACTCAGAGGGATTATTAATAATAATAAATTTTAATATTATTTTAAGAACCTTAATTTATATAACGTACTATAAATTAATTCTTGAATTGTGTCAATTTGATTTTGGATAAAAGATTCTTTAACTGCTTTTCTGTTTTTTTCAATATTATCATCTAACCCTTTAAAGTAAGATATCAGTTGTTCTGTTGATTTATAATCAACCATTTTGATGGTTTTATAACCAGTCAATAAATCGTGTTTTCCTTGGAAACTTTCAACGATTCCGTCTATCAATTCACCTATCTCTTCATAATATCCACCTAACGCCATATGCTCAGCAAATGATGATTGTGATTTTGTTTGCCAATGAAATACATGAACTTGACTTCTTGAGTGAAGTAAAGTTGAAATCATATCAACAATATCAGCTGTTTCGGTTGACCCTTTTTTCTCAGCTTCATTCAATTGTATTACTTTAAACAATTGTTCTTTTGTTAGCGTTACTCTTTTTTCCATGTCAATAAATATACAAGTATTTGGAAATGTTGTGATGGAAGGAATTGAACCTTCGACTTCTTGGATATGAATCAAGTGTTCTACCACTGAACTACATCACAATATGTGGTTTTGGAAGGATTCGAACCCTCACTCTGAAATCCGTAGTTTCATGTGCTGTCCATTACACCACAAAACCATTGTTGCCCCTCAAGGATTCGAACCTCAACCGTCTGGACCAAAACCAGATGTCCTGCCGTTAGACGAAAGGGCAATTTAGTGGGAGTAGTAGGACTCGAACCTACGAACTCTTAGAGGGCTGATTTACAGTCAGCTGCACTTGCCGCTATGCGATACTCCCAAATAAGGAAAAGAGAAGATGGTTCAGTGGACATCTCTTTTTACAATTAGCGTTACTCTGACAGTTAAAACTCCCCCATAACTACGAACTACTGACACGTTAACGTTACGGACTTCCCTAATCAACCTTAGCACGCCTGAGAGGACTCGAACCTCTGACTCCTAGTTTTGGAGACTAGAGCTCTACCAACTGAGCTACAGACGTGTATTATTGAGGTCGGTATAGGAATTGAACCTATGTTGATAGTTTTGCAGACTATCGCCTAAACCACTCGGCCAACCGACCTTTTAGTGTCCCCGATGGGTCTCGAACCCATGACCCCTAAATTAAAAGTTTAGTGCTCTAAACCAACTGAGCTACGAAGACATTAAGTTGTCACAGATGGACTCGAACCATCGACCTTCTCGGTATCAGCGAGATGCTCTAACCAACTGAGCTATGAGACAATAAAAAGTAAAGTATGACGTATGCTCGTCCTGTAGTTGTTTCCATCCGCGGACTCACGGTTCTCTTTACTTGGCGGTGAGAGTAGGATTCGAACCCACGGTACCCTTTCAGGTACTTCGGTTTTCAAGACCGACGCAATCGACCAACTCTGCCATCTCACCATAATATAGTGTTTTGGTCAACCACTCGCATCCCACCAATTTATTGTATCAAACTTTCTGTAGTGCAAACGATTAACTCTCCTACTACTCATTTTCAACTCACTTGCCTAAGCCTTGTCCGTTGTAAACACTTTTGGGTAACTAACGGGAATCGAACCCGTGACACCTTGAACCACAATCAAGTGCTCTGCCAACTGAGCTATAGCTACCATGTTGTCGTCCAATCATTTCTGACTGTCCCCAATACCGAATTTCAGCGGCAACTCACCAATTTCGTGAGGGGTTAGAACTCGTGTGTTAACTTGCTCCTGTTACTGGTACACTAACCAACCGACTTAGACTCAAGTAATCGGCTCAGGTCCCCATGGTTGTAAAACCACTTCTCATCGTTCGGGAGCAAACTAGTCGTATACTACTCGACTCGTGTAGTCAAGGTCGGACTCGAACCGAATACCGTTCAAGACGGATTAGACAACCTTACAACTTCTCGCGTCCAAATGATTATGGACCGTGGCGTCTTGGGGACTTGGGTACCATCCCGCATTACGTCCACTTGACTATTTACCCCACTTCACCAGCTTAATGGACTGGCTGCCATATGGGAGTGGGGGTTTCCTGTTATTTCAGGACTCCGTGGAACGGGGCGGAATTGAACCGCCGACACCTTGAGCTTCAATCAAGTGCTCTACCTACTGAGCTACCGTTCCTTATTCTTTCCAGTTTCCCTCCTTGTAATGGATTTCTCTATGACAATTCGCACAAACTGGTATACATTTTTCCAATTCTTCTTTTAATAACCTCAAAGAACCTCTTTTTACTAAAGTTGAAATACGCTCTCTTTTATCTCTAATATGGTGAAAATCTAACACATACCAACGTTCATCACCACAAATAGAACATTTACACTTTTTTTTATAATCAAATAAGAACTCTTTAACTTCTTTATTTGTTTTTAGTGCGGTTTTTCTAATCTTTGTTTTTCTGTCGTTTTTATTTTGAGAGTAACTATCTCTATCTAACTGTCTTTTACATTCTTTACACATACTGTGTAAAATATTTTTTTCTTTATTCTTAAAGAAAAACTCACTTTCATCTTTTTCAATTAAACATCTTCCACATTTTTTCATAATAATCTTTTATTATAAATATCTCAAAAGGACTGAAAAGTTAAAAAAGTTTTCAGTTTTTTGTGGTGAGAGCAAGAATCGAACTTGCGGCACGTAGGGCTTCAACCTACTGCTCTACCTACTGAGCTATCACACCAAATTTGAGATTGAGAACCTCTGTGTTGTTAGGTAAGACCCAATTAGTCATCATTTCTGATGGGTTATCAATTATCCTACTTATGGTTAATTCCTTTCTCACAGGAACAACACGGCTTTGAGGTTGAGAACCTCTGTGTTGTGCAAATGTGAATATACCCCATTATAAAGTTTATATTCACATCTGACTATTTCATTCCTTTCTCACGGGAACAACACAATATTGTTGATAATGATGGAGTACCCGTCTCGCTCCAATCTTAACAGCTTTCCTGAGTTTTATGAGGCCTCGGCTGAAAGGGTGATGAATTCCGATTCCATTCTGGATTGTCGACATCCGTTGAGTGGGGAAAACCATTATCAATTTCTTTATTGACGGGGAGTAAGTCACCAACCACTAATACTTACTCCCCACCTTCTGTAGTCCGTACGGGAATCGAACCCGTCTTTTATCCGTGAAAGGGATATGTCCTAACCGATAGACGAACGGACCAAATTGGTAGTTTTACTCGGACTATTACACCATCGCGGTCTTTACTCCGACTATTATCTACCTTGTAGTCCCTGTAGGATTCGAACCTACGACTTCTTGCATGTAAGGCAAGAGCTCTACCACTGAGCTAAAGGACTGTATTTTTTTACCAACATGTCAAAGACCTCTTTTTGTTTCTTTCAACAGTACAAAGATACTACTTTTTTTTGAACCGCCAAACCTAAAAACAAAAAACCCCAAACTTTTCTACAAAGTTCGGGGTTTAAATATTCTGTTACTACTAACTTACTATTAACCTAAATCTAATTCCGAACCACAATTTTGCCCATGACGATACCAGCTACAAATCTCTTGTTGCTTAAACGACGATATATGGACCATTGTTGTTCTCATTGTTTATAATTATACACAATATACTAAAAGTTTTAGTTTTGTCAAATAAATTTTTTAAAGTATTTATAAAAAGATGAAAACATTAAGACAAATTATTAAAGAAGAGTTATTAGTTGAGAAAAGAATTGCCCAAATAGGAGCTTCTTTAGAAGTTTTATTTTCATTTGATGTTAATAGAACATCTCACGCATTTGATAGAGCGGTTAGAGATGATATTATAGGTTATAATACAAGACCAATTGTAAATGCTGAAATCAAAGAGATTATTAGTATGGCAAAAAATGAAATCGCACAAAAAATAGTTAGCCAAGAAATTAAAACAGAAGAACCATTTGTAGTTAAATCTTTAAAATGGGAATTGGCAATGGCAATTACTCCTGTTCATATATCAGGGACTTATTGGGAATTAATTATTAAAACTGTGTTTAGAGAATCTAAATATGACCCGTTTAGAGTTGGTAAAGACCAATTAGTTATTACTTTACAAGACGTATAAAAAAAAGGGTAACACTAGTATCTGAATCGTTCCCGTGTCACCCATTTTGTAATTGAGCTTGTGTATCTAAATCGTGCTCCTCAATCACAGTACAAAGATAAGCAAAAATTTTAATTCACAAAATTATTTTTAATAATTTATTTGATGGTCCTGTTTAATAGTCATACTCTGGCCAACAATAACATTTCTTTTACCTTTTGTCACTGAGTTAACATAATGAGGATGGGTTAACCCACCTGGAAATATAACAATATCTCCTTCGTTTAGACGATATTGTACATTTTGTCTTGGGAATACCAACTCACCACCTTCATAATCATTATCCAATCCTCCAACCATTGTTATATTACTAAAATCCCAATGAACTGATTGTGAACCTCCCGCATATGTTTCAGGAGAATAGTATAACATATATAAATCTCTCCATATTGTTTTAACATATTCTTTTAAAGATTTGATGGTTTCATAATTAACATTAAACCCAACATTATTTTCAACATCATAGATTTTAAAGTATTCTTCAAGATAATTGTTTTCAATTTTTAAAAACCAAAAATCATTTATTTTGTGAAATAAACTCATATCTAACTTATCAATATCAATCCTTATTTGAGTGTCATTACCTCTAAGTTTTAATAATTCAGAAATAATGTCTTTAGGTATGATTCTTTCAAAAACAAAAATATCAGTATCTATTTTAATCATATACTGTCTTGAATATTAAAATTAATTACACATCTATGACTTTTACCATAAAATGGTTTAACTGAATGTACAATATCGTATGGCCAAATAATCAACATACCTTTTTTTGGTCTAAGAAAATGTGACATACCTCTAACATGGAATGTAAATACACCACTATATGGATGGTCAGCAATTGGTTCACCGTCAGACAAATAATATCCTCCAACAAAATTTAAAGGAGTTTCTTCGTCAGGAGACCAACGACAATGATTATGTTGATTATGACCTCGACCTTCAGTTGGGTTATAATATTGAATCCAACTTTCTGTTATATTTGGATTATTGTTGTTTTTTAGTCCTAATGAATTAATTAACTCCAAATAACCGTCCTCACACCTTTTCTTAATTGTTTTAACACATTGTTCATCTCTATTAAGAAAGTCGTTTGGCGGTGTCCAAAAACGACTACCAATTGGGTTATACTCTGTAGGCTCAACCCACATGTCCCTTCTGTCGTAGTTTACAAAATAATTTGATTGTCTTTCCAAATCGTATTGCTCAGGTAATTCCTGACCCATTAATTTTTGTTGAGTACTTAAAGTATTGAATCCCAAATTAAAAACCTCATCATGTAATTCATGGTCATCAAAAATCTTCATGTATACAGGAATTGGAGCAAGGTGAAATATATTGCTCTGATTTGTTGAAACTAAAGGTGACTGTACATACATATTTACATTTTTTTGTACCCCAAGTCGGACTCGAACCGACACGTCATAAGACAAATGCTCCTAAGGCATTCGCGGCTACCATTACGCCATCGGGGTATATATCATTATCGCTTCAGCCACATCGAGGAACACGCCTCCCCCGCGTTGTTTAAGTGTATAACTTGCGCCGTATCTCACTGAGGTACGATAATGATATTGTATCCCCGACAGGATTCGAACCTGTGACCTACTGCTTAGAAGGCAGTTGCTCTATCCAGCTGAGCTACGGAGACATTTTATTTTGTACCTGGGGCGGGAATCGAACCCGCACGGACATTACTGTCCACAAGATTTTAAGTCTTGCGTGGCTACCGATTACACCACCCAGGCGAATACATTTAAGAACTATGGTACAAATATAATAGATAAAATTGATTGCTACAAGCTATAGTGCAAAACTTTCTTCATATAATGTATCCATCGCATCTTCTTCAACATTTATTGTGTGGTATAATGTGACAGTTCCATCATTGAAATTAAAAATGAATTTACCGTCAGAGCCCTCATTGATTTCCCATCCGCCAAAATTACTTTCAAGTACTCTATAACACCAATCCTCAATATGAGCAGGTACTGCGTCTCCTGTTGGTTCAAAAGAACTTTCAATATAACCTGAGTCACCACCACCATTATATGGTAATTCTAAAATACCGTCGTTTGGTACCTCAACATCAGAAAATAACCCCTCATCATCCCATTCTTTAAATCTTTCTTTATCATCTGTAGAGTCAAATTCAATTACGTTTTCACCTCCTCTATCATAATAACCCCAATAATGTGAAATTGAAATTTCTTTATCGTCAACATCAATATTGATTTCAAGTTTTTGATAATTCATCATATCAATATCAGGGACAGTAAAAAGATTATCCTCATCAACGTGATTGATTAATTTTTTCAAAATAGGTATTAATCCGTCAGGGATGTCTGCAGAATAATTGTTCGCAAAATGTGTGATGTATTTCCATTGAACCTCCTGAGCACTAAAATCATATGCTTCACTCTCAAGTTCAAATTCAATTAAACCATCTTTCATACCCAAAGAACCCAAGTAATTACAAACTCGGTTTAAGTATTTTTTTTCGTCTGTTGTTAAAATATTTTTCATATCAATAAATATCAATCTTCAATTTTAAGGGTCCTCAACATCCATTGAGGTCGTTTATTTTCTGAAATATTAGTCACCCATTCTTTTGCAGATGGGATATAATTATTACAATCTTCTTTAACATGTTGTTCTCCAACATATCTTGTGTATACTATCTTACCATCACTATTTAAAAATTCAGGACCAAACCTTTTTTCCATTTCAAAAATACCTTCACTATGATGTCTAAACATTCTATGTAAAGAATCTCCAAACCATCCTTTAGTTTCATCCATCCATTCGTGTAAATGAATATAATCTTCTGGTTTTCCACCAAACTTTTTGGCGGATGATTTTGCGTGTAAATTAGGGTGTGCCATCTTTCCAATAATCTTTATTATAATTATATTTTTTAAATTGACTTTCAGTCCTTGAATAAACAAAATCAGCTAACTCTTGACTGTAAAATGATTGCCAAGGAATTTCAATACCATGTTCAAATTTAAATGAATTTTTTCTTATTTTGTTTTCAAAACAATCTTCAAGTAATTCCATATTATTTTTAATGAACCACATATTTTTTAAATCTGATTCTAAAAATTCTGTCCTAAGATAAGCGTCAGGTTCTTTTGGTATTTCACTTAACGAATGGTCTAAATAAACTGTATAGTAATTTAAATGTTCATTTTGTTTATCTAACGCGCTTTTAATCCATGATGGAAAAACTTCAATATCAAAACTGATTTGTTTATGAATACAAAATAATTTAAATAAAGAAACTAATCTAGGATATGGGTGTCTAATATTTACCACTAAAAAGTAATTCTCTTTATCCTTTCTAACAATTAACCCATGGTTATCATTTAAATTTGAAAATTTTAATAATTTTTGGATTTCACCACATGACCTAGATGCAGTTCTCATTGGATTTAACCAAACAACTTTTAATTCGTCATTATATCTCATAGTGGAGCTAGTGAGAATCGAACTCACCTCAGAAACATTGCAAGTGTTTCTCGCCAAGCCTTGGTACATGTAACCCCTTGTTGAGCCTCCTGTCGGAATCGAACCAACGACCTACTGATTACAAATCAGTTGCTCTACCAGCTGAGCTAAGGAGGCATTGTAGTGGACGCAAGCTCATCACTTGCTCATGGGCTTCCACCGAGCCCCTTTTGCGGTCCCACGGAGAATCGAACTCCGAACTCAGCCGTGACAGGGCTGCATTATAGCCGTTTAACTATGAGACCAATTGTCCCCACCTGAGATTATAGTGAGTAGATTTTAACGGTTTTTTCGTCTTGAAAAAACATATCCCCTATTATCGTGTACAACCCCAAATAGGTTAACCGTAAGATAGGTCTTTTTCATTAGTGTCTTACCACATAAAAAAAGTCAAACATACTCGGTGGGTTTGTTAAGTCCATTCTCCGAGAACCCCCTCTATAAAGTCGTGGAAGGCTACAACTATACCATTCTTAAGTAACGGTACCAAAACTATTGGGTATCTCTTACCCTTTGAGCGAATGAGAGGAATCGAACCTCCGTCTCCTACTTGGAAGGAAGGAGTAATGACCATTATACGACATTCGCAATTGCGTCCCCTCAAGGATTCGAACCTTGGACCTATTCGTTAACAGCGAATTGCTCTACCGCTGAGCTAAAAAGACGATTGTCGGGGTGGCAGGATTTGAACCTACGACCTCTTGGTCCCAAACCAAGCGCGATACCGAGCTACGCTACACCCCGTCTATTTTTATTTTCCCATAAACCAAAGAACACTACAAAGGTAATCAAAAAACCTTATAAAACAAAAAACCCTGAACTTTATGTGTTCAGGGTTTTTAAATTTGGCTTCATTACTACCATTATTTAACATCTGAACACGAGCATAGATTCCCTGTACCGTCGTTTGTCGGTGCTAAAGCTAATCTATTAAGCGTGTTTAATGTTGTCATAATGTTATAAATAGTAATAAAAATTAAAAAATCAAACCCTAAAGGTATTTTTTAAACAAATCTTGTAAAATTTTATCATCTTCTTGAGATATACGATAATAAGATTCACTTAATTTATTCATTTTTTCAAGGAATTCTTCCTCTAAATTTCCTCGACGAACTTCAGTCGTATTACGAACTGTTTGAGGTAGATGTCCCGCATCAATTAACTCATCAATAAGTTCTTTAATTTCGTTTTTGCTGCATTCTGAGACAAACTCATAAGGTTCAACCTCAACATAACTGGTAAAATCTGGCATAGTTTATTTATTTAAAATGTTAAAAATTTTTCTTTGAGTTATTCGTTGTCGTAATCTTCCTCATAACTTTCAATTTTGTCCTCAACGTATTTACGAATTTTTCTCATGTTATCCAATAATTCCAATCTTAGTTTATGGAACTCTTCATCTTTGATTTCCTCAAATGAGCTGTAATGTTCAAAACAATAATCCATACCTTCATCTCTCATTCGGTAATCTACCGCTCGCCAATTTTCTAATTCTTCTTCTGTCATAAATTTTCTTTTTCTAATTTTCTTTCTAAACCTGAAATAATATAAGACGCTGTCATGTAATTTGTTGCAAGTGGTGTATTATACACATTACAAATTCTTAATAACATATTAACATCCACTTGGTGGGGATGAACCTCCAACGGGTCGATAAAAAACACAACACCTGAAATTTCACCATCAGCAATCATTGACGCAATTTGAGCATCACCACCAAGTGGACCCGATTTCATACATTGAACATCTAATCCAGCATGTTCAATATGT